GGGGTCAATCTTATTATGCCCGAGGGGTCAAATCCCGCGTGCCCGAAGGGGTCAAACTCACGCGCCTTTTCCATTTAAGCCTACTTTCTCAGGAACCATTTTGCCGTTCTTCTCTGACATGACATAATCCTGCTTGCACCTCATTGTAGAGATTACATGGCAGTTCACTCCAAGTATCATCTGAATAAGTGATGTCATTCTCGGAGTGACCTTTTGCCAGTTTGTGAAAGAATTGCCGGGGAGACAGGCATGATATTCAAGCAGATTATCCCAACACTGACTCATGGAATCAATGATGATAACTTCCATACCAGCCTTTTCACATACCTTGATGGCATCAATGTATGTTTCGGGGGCATACTTTCCCTCAAGAGGGAGTACATTGTATTGTCCTAAGTGAGCATATAGATCAGCAGAGTTATTCTCGCTGTCTATAACTGCAATCTTAGTCCAATCGCCACATAGCCCATAGGCTAATAATAAGGCACTCATCGTCTTACCACTGCCCGCAGGTCCTTGCATTGCAAGCTTTATCTTTGCTTGCTTCTTGGATGATTTTCTTAACTGCATATTCTTATTTGTATTAGTTAGTTGCTTGATACAGATAGACCGAAATAAAACAGGCAGCAAGATTTCACTCCTACTGCCTGTCTTATAAGGTCCTTTTTTAGAGAGTTGCCAATACAGGCGCACCTCCATCTCCTTTCTGATGGAGCATATAGAACATGTCACCTGTTTCGGGGGAGCATACCTGCGAGATTACAGGACAGGTTATGCCACCATTGAGGAATTTGTCTGATACTGCTCCTGTCTGCATGCCATAGACAAAGAAGCACTTACCAGTCTGAGGATTCTGTTTTACCTCAATCTTCTCGACTTTCTGTCGGGTCTTGAAATCCTCTATTGAGAGGGTTTCAACGAAATGTAGTCTTTCCATACTTGTGTTGATTTATTGTTGGATTATGCAACGGACTATTCCCCTGCATTGATGTTGTCATGGGAATAGGAGGGGTAATTAGGAAAGAGAATGGGAGCAGTGGTAATTAGAAATCCATGCTACACCCCACAGGGGGACAACCCCAACAACAATATTGACGGGGGGATTTACTCTGATTACCCTATGCTTGTAGAAATTGTAAGACTTGCAAAAAAAAAATCAAAAAATCAAAAATTATCTCTCTGTAGCACCTTTTTATGCAGACAAAACCACACAGAAAGCCATTTGCCCTCCATGTTCAAGATGGCTAAAACAGTAAATTTAGTTATACTATTTAATATCTACACATGCCCTAATCCCCTAAAATATGAACATAAATCTTGGGATTTTGGATAAGTTCTTATTTGTGGAGATTAATAATTCTCAATCTTTAGATGTGGTCTTAGTCCTATTGACTTTTCAAATTCATTACCCATAATGCTCCTGACAACCTCAACATATTGAGGAGTGGTACAAATTGAGTCATGAATTGTAAATACAGGGATTTCTTGATTATACTCATCCCAAATTCTTTTACAACATCTATGTAATACAATCTCACTTTCAATGCTTTGTAAAAGACAAGCTAATGCTCTATGTTCTCTTCGTTTAATTATTTTTATTAAACCATATATAGCAGGAAAGTTTTGGCGGAATAGTCTTTTAAGTGGTGGAAGATACCTATTGTCAGAGAATAAAACAGTCATCATCATTGTTTTTACATCGTCTCGTGACAGGGAATATCCAGTACCATTTATAGTATCCCTCATATATTCATACACTTGACCATTCGATGCCTTTAATTATATAGTCGTTCAGACTTTGATTGTCTAAAGTATGCAAGTAGCCGATTATTTCTGTTATCTTATCATCACTAAAGTATTGTTGGATATTAGATGGAAGATGCCATAAAGTTATATTATTGTTGCTATGTCTTTCCCAAAATGATGGATTGAGAAGTAAGCAAAGAATATATGGTTGGCTATTAGATATGTCAATCCCAACTAATTGATTCTCTCCATATCTCAAAAATTTACGATATGATTTTTGAATATTAGTAATGACAGAATGCAGTCTGTGTACATTACTATCTATCTGGATATTATATTGGCATAAATCTATTGCAATGATATTATGGATGGCTGCATTATATTGGGTTATGGGATTTTTATAAACAATCCTGCTAGAAGTAGATAAGTCCTTATTAATATCCCAATACTCTCTACCCAATGCAAGTTTTCTTTGCTTTTCACATTCAGCAAATTCAATGGCTTCATTTTTTTGTATTGTCAATCCTTTAGTGAAGTACCAATAAGATAAATAAGGGAACTCAAGCACAGGATTTGCAACAAAAGAGCTACTTTCAGCATCATAAATTTCTTGATTTATGCCCGAATTTTCTTGTTGGGGAATATTGTTAAATTGGTAATCTGTTAACGGAACATTACTATATTGTTCTGAAAACTTATAGCCTAAAGATTTCTTTCCTGAAATGTATTCTCCATCAGTTATAAGCACATGGGTTTGAAGGAGATAATCCAAATAACTCAGATAGTCTTTAAAGAAATCACGTAGTAACTTTGAGTTAATCAGTACAAAGCCATCTTCTGTAATAGAGTCTTTGTTCTTCGCTGGAATAGAACTAATCAATCCAATAACATACATCAGCCTATCCTTATCAAAATAGCTCTGTACTGCACCATTTCTATTGATAGTCTTAATTCTACCATTAGGTATTTTAACAAATAGATAGTCTGTTAATGGATATTCAGCTATATGTCTTTCATAATCCCAATTACTTGGAATAAGTGCATAAGCTCCAGCATACTTATATGGTATAGGCAGAGAGCTTATTATACTGTGAGTAAGAGGGAGTGAAGCCAAAAATACTTCTCTCTCATGCTTACTTCTAATCCAACTATCTCTTTGAATTAATTCATTCCACTTTTCTATTTCTTTCTCCATTATGGTGGGGAATTTTATTCCATACACAAAATTATAAAAAACAGCCCATAACCCAATGGGTTACAGGCTGTTTTTCAAGACATAAATACCACATCAATGACTTTCTTATTTAGGATGCTTATAGGGGAATAGTCCTTTCTAATATATCCCTCTGTTACCCTGTGAGCCGATGAGTGGTTTAAGGCAAAGCCTACTTCTGCGGTTGATGCCCCACATTCATTTTGAGCTATTGTAGCCCATGAATGCCGGAATGTATAGACACAAAGACTTGGTAAACTATTTGCCTTGCAGAATTTCTTGATACCATTATTGACATTAACATTGAAGCTGTTGCTGTCTTGGTATCTGAGGTTGAAGTTGAGAAGATAATCATTGTCAGACCTGTACTTTTCAAACAGAGGCATGAGCCTTTGAGGTATCTTAACCTCTATATAAGCCCCGTCACGTCTGAATTTCTTTGTCTTCTGACGATGATAGCATAAAGTTTCATCCTTTAGGTTTTCTTTCCTCAGTTCAAACAAATCAGCTGTGTTCATCCCTGCAAGACAGAATACCATTTCAGCCACATCTCTACCTAACTCTGACAAAGATTCTTTCATCTTGCTTTCAGGTACAGGCGCATTGAAGAACTGCTGTAAAGCTCCAACTGATACAGCCCTTTTCTCCGGCACATCTGCCTTGGGAATAATTATCTTCTTGAAAGGATTGTGCTTTATTCTGATGATATTCTTTTCTTCATCATTAAACTCATTCATAGCTGCATTATATATCATCCTTATGCAATCAGGGTACATTTCCTTAGCCCTGCTTGTTGCAGAAAGTGAGTTAATCTAGTTCTGAATAGTTTTGGTGGTAAGGTCTGAAAACATCACATCACTTTTGCCGAGATACTTCTGCAAGGAGAGTAAAGCCCAATGATAATTCTTGGAGTTTCTTTTCATTCCCCAATCATCTGCCATTCTGAATATGTACTTTATGGCATACTTGGAGAAAGAAATATCTCCGTCGATATTAGTAAGGTATCTTACAACCTCATTAATATCCCACGAAGATATATCCACTGCATTAAGCCTTTCGGCATACTGCCTTATGAGAGTTGAACAGTAGGAAAGGATTACAGGGTCTCTTATCTCTCCTTTTCTTAACTTTCCTTTGTCTATAGTCTTGTTTGTGGCTATGTATCGTGCCACTCTGTTATGTGTGACTCTGATAAACACTGAGTATAGACCATCATTCCTCGGTGTTCTCACACAGGCTTTGAAAGTTGCCATATTTGATTAATTAAAAGTGATTTATCTATTGATTTGAATATCAAACATAGAGTAAATCTTTATCAAACATAGCATCAAACATCATACTGAAAACAGCAAAAGAGACACAATAAAAGAGGCATCCCCGAGATTGGGGATACCTCTTTAACTTATTGGATATTAGCCTTAAGACTAATTTTATTGACTGTTCCTTACTCTTCGATGGCAGCCTGCGCCGCTAATCGATTGGCCTCATTCTCAGTCATTTTCCCAAAATTGGGAAAGTAATATTTAGTATCTTGGTTCATAGTGTTCTGTCGTTGTTTGCCCATTTGGGGCGGTTAATTCTTCGTTTGTGCTTGGGCAACTTTTAGCCCAAAGGGCCATGAGGCTAAAAAGTATTGCCGTTGTTATTATCACTGCCGGATAACGGTATTTATTCGGGAGCGGTTTGCCCTTCGCCTCTGTGAAAGCATAGACTATCGCGCCGGCGACGTAGCCGAGTATTGCCAATAGTATCACACAGGTAACCGCCCATTTCATTCTCCTTTCAGGACTTTAATTAGTTCGTCTTTGTCAGCGATACGCTTGTCTTTCTCGGCGATCGTTGCGTCTTTGTCCTTTATGCGCTGCTCAAGGTAAACAATCTTGTCTCTGAGCCTCGTTAATTCTGCCTTGTTTGTTCCGTTGAGAATATCACGGCCAGCCGCCTGTGCATGGTCGTGGGCTTCTATGTGCATACATGTGCTCTCTGCCTCATCGAAGAAAACGTTAATAGGCACTTGCAGAAGTATCGCTAATTTTTCCAAGTCAGACGCTTGGATTTTATTGTTTCGGATACATCTGTGCAGATTTGCTTCCGACATATCCGCTTCTTCCGCGAGCTGTCGAAGCCCGCCGGGTCGTCGTTCACAATAATTTTTAATCAACTGCAAATTCATTGATAATCAATAGTTTATTAAAGTTGGTCTAAAAAATCTGCGTGTCATTAACATTATTTAACTGTCAAATATGATAGGCTTGTCAGTTAAATATGTTACCTTTGCAGCACTAAGTTAGTAAATAAATAACAAATGACAAAAGAAAAAGGCAACAAAATCAACCGCTTGGGAGCAATTAAGGCTCTCAATATTGGCGATAGTGTCGCATTTTCGCTCGACGCACTTTTTTCAGTCCGCACTGCTGCGAGTAACATCAACACTATGCGAGGCTGTAAATCGCTAACAACTGAAGTAGACCGTAACAAGGGTGTAATCACAATCACCCGGATAGCATAACCCCTAAAGTACCTAAACATGACAACGACCCACGTATTCCAAGATGCCCTCGGCTACACATTCGTAGTCAAAGAGCGCAAAGACGGAACCGCCAAATGGCGCAAGACAATTTACAAATCCCTTGCCCATGCTCGTAGAGCAATCAACCGTTGGGCAGAGGGTGGAATAGAAAAAATCAAATAATCCTAAAACATACCTGAACATGAACGTAACATTAGAAGACCTCCTGCACGCAATCAACATCCTCGGCGAAGACCGTGATGTTTGTGTCGACGGCATAGATTCAATCGCAGTATGCCCACCCGTCAAAATGACCCCTGCCGGACGTGAGCACTTCAAACAGGCTCTAACGGCCAATGTCGTTGTCGAGTATAGAAAAGGCGGCCACAGAGATACCTATGTTAGCGACGCCGACGAGAAGATTGACGAAATGGCATGGGATTTACTCAAAGCACTTGCCGGATACTGCTATGCGGACGGCTTCGACCAATGGTTTGAGGGCGAAGACGCAGAATTAGTTTAACCAAATAATCCCTACCTGAACATGAGAAAAGCAACCACATTCGTCAATCAACCCAGCCTGTTTGATTGGGCGGACTCAACAATCGAAGTAAAGGTGGAGCCAAGTACCGCCACAAAGCGAGTGACCGATACTCCGTTAATTGCACAGTATCACGAAATGAAGCGCAAACACCCGGACGCAATTCTCCTATTCCGTGTAGGCGACTTCTACGAAACCTTTGCTGAAGATGCCCAACTCGCGTCAGAAATACTGAAAATCACGCTCACGCGCCGTTGCGGCAGCACTAAAGCAAATCCGGTCTATCTCGCAGGTTTCCCTCAACACGCACTCGACACCTACCTTCCGAAACTCGTCAGAGCCGGCAAAAGAGTTGCAATCTGTGAGCAACTTGAAGACCCCAAAGTATCAAAGAATCTTGTAAAACGCGGAGTTGCTACCGCATAAACATCTACAAACATGAAGAAAATAATTCTCACTCTCGCAATCATGGCCGCTCTCTCCGGCTGCAAGTCCAATCAGGTAGCACTCGATGAAATGCGCGCCGAAATATCATGGTCGGCTTTCTGCGCCGCTCGTGGCTATGCCCACGACGACAACACCTATCAGGCCACCAACGAATATCTCGACACATGGTGTGGCTCGGTCGATGAAGAAGCCGCCTTTATCGCTGCCGGAGTTGAACCCTATTAAAACCTAATGCCATGACCGACTTCGACAAAGAACTCATCAAGAAAGCCGAGAATATCAGCCGCTGGCGTTACCGCGACATCGACATTCTTATCCATTACGCCGACACAGAGGAAGCTCGCGAACGATTGACCGACCTGCGTTGGGAACTCTACGACTCCGTACAAGAAACACTCTAAACGATAATGACTATGCGAACATTAGCAAAAATATTCTACGTCGGTCAGGTCGTCTTCTCCGTGTTGGTTATCCTGTTTGGTGCTTCATACAGCCTTCGTTGCCTATTCGCAGGGCAAATCTTCTGCGCCGTGTGCTTCGCGATTATCGGCTATGTCAGTGGCTATCTAATGTTTTTCCGGGCTTCACTCAAGGAGCTGCGCGAACACAATGCCAAACAAGTAAGGGTAAAATCATGATACGATACTACATCAGGCCGGTTGGCCGTGACAATCACACTGAAGCATGGGCCGACACTCTCGCCAAAGCAAAGGAGATTAAGGCACATTTGCAGACGGTCACCGGCCTGAAGTGGAAGATAACCAAAGAGCAAATAGGATATGACAATACAGTTTAGCGATAGAGCCGTGCCCTATGCGGTATTCCTCAACGACCTTGCCGACGCTCTTGCAGAGCGGATACGCAAAAAGGAAGAGCCGGAATACATCTGCCAAAATGAGGCATTTCGCCGCTTCGGTCGATCGAACGTCGAGCGGTGGCGAGATACAGGAAAAATTGAGCCTTGTAAGCGCATACAAAAGTTGGAATACAAGGTTTCAGAACTTCAAAGGCTCAAAGATAACAAACAGGACTATTTCAGATAGTCAGCCCGGACGGGTACATAAACTCAATCGGATAGAGGCCGGTTAACGAAAGCCGGTGGTTGCAGGTTCGAGTCCTGCTCCGTCCACACTCAATAAAAACGGCCCATAGCGGGTGGCCTGACCTCGCAAGGTACGCGTACCTCAACTCATACATAGCGAGACGGTAGCTAATCTGGGGGATAAAATACCCGATGCGATACACATGAACGGACGCTATGAGCGTGAGTAGCAAGTATGACTTTTAATGCAGCGTTAAGTCGCTGCCCTACATATTGACCCAGACAACAGTAGCTCAGTTGGTAGAGCGGCTCAACAGGTAATTGAGTGTCACATGCGCAGGTTCGACCCCTGCCTGTTGTCCCAATCCACAATAGGTATCAATTCCTAACCACATTCAATCAATGTTCTTGCCGTCTCCGCTGTGAAGCGTGGACGGTTTTTCCGGGCGGTTAGTATTCTTGGCTGAAACACTGCTGAGGCGCGCTGACGCAGAGAGGCTGGTTCGACTCCGGCACCGTCCACAGTAGGATTATTTCAATTCTGCTCATGTTTAGGTAATGCCGGCCTCACGAGTTGGGGCCGGCTTTTTTTCTAAACGTGATACTTCCGAACAGACAACCCGATTTTTTAACTAAATAACACTCAACATGAGCAAAGTAAATGTTTCTGCACAACACGTCGCTTCTCTGAAGCCGATGGAAATCGTCAAGGACGATCTTGTGCGCCAACGCTTCATCGACCTTTACGGTGCGCTGTGGGGCGAAGCTAACGCCGAAGCAACCTATGAGCGCGAAGCAATCCACTTCAACCGACTACTGGCCGACAGTGCAAACCTCAAAGCCTGTACGCCGGTGTCTATATTCATCGCGTTTATCGACCTCGCCGTCTGCGGCCTCTCGGTCGAGCCGGGAACGCGTGCCCTTGCCTATCTCCAGCCACGAGGCTACAAGACCGGCGCAAAGGACGCTAACGGCAAAGACATCTATGAGCAACGCTGCACTCTTACAATCTCCGGCTACGGCGAATTGATACAGCGCACACGCGCAGGGCAGATACGCCATGCCGACAACCCCGTTATTGTCTACGAGGGCGACGGATTCAGCTTTACCGACCACAACGGCACGAAGTCGGTAGAATACACCCTCAACATCAACCACAACTCCGAACGTCCCGTCGCTTGCTTCATGCGCATTACTCGCGCCGACGGCTCGATTGACTACGCTGTCATGCTCGAAGAAGATTGGCGACGCCTCGCCGGTTATTCGGGCAAGGCCAACAAGAAGTGGGATAACAACGCAAGGGCTTACGTCGAAGTGCCCAACGCCCTGTATTCATCGGGCGAAGGCAACCGTATCGACAGTGGCTTCCTTATGGCCAAGTGTATCAAACACGCTTTCAAGACCTACCCGAAACTGCGTATCGGCAGGGGTACAACATACGAGGCTGACGAAGCACCCCGACAGGACGATGACTTCTATGGCATGACAGGCGACGACCAACAACAGTACCCCGCATCTGCGCCCACCGAAAGCTTTGCACCTGCGCCCGACACGTCGGCAGGTGTTACCGTTGACCCCTCACAGTCCGACAACGACGACGAAACATTTTAAAAACCCTGCCGTGTCTGCCTCTCGTGGGTAGGCACGGCCTAAATCCAACCAACATGAGCAACCAACTTATTCCTGTTCCCGACGCTGTTATCGTGCGTCAGGAAAACATCGCTACGATTGTTCAGGCCGGTCCACAGTCGTACCAAACCAACGCCCTGTCAAGTCAGCGTTGCGCCGAGGCCGGCCAACAACTGCTCGACGAGATTGAGCGTTGCGGCATGAGTGACGACCTCGACCGCCGTCTCGCTGTCTTTATCGAGAAAACACGCCGCACGGTAAAAGCCATGAACGAACGTCGCTCGCCTGTAACAAAACTGTTCGATCAGGTGCGCTCCGAGTTTACCATACTCGAAAACTCTATCGACCCGACAAAGAAAGATACTGTTCCCTATCGTATCGCGCAATACCGCAACGCCTATGCCGCCAAGAAACGCGAGGAAGAGGAACGCCGCCGTCAGGCCGAACTCGCCGCACAGGAGCTTATCAGAGCCAAAGAGGGCTATCGCGCCGACGTCGAGGAGGACTACCGACGCTCGTTCAACAATCTTGTCACCGGCTCTATCAATGAGCTTACCAAGATGAACAGCGAGGTAAACCTCGACAACTATACAGCCGTGTTCGATACCGTTACGGGCTATCAGTCCACGCTCCCTGCCGACTGGTGTCCGCCGTCGGCCGTGCGTCTGCCCTATAACATATCGCCCGACGAGGCAAAGGCTATTCGCAACGAAGTATTCCGAAAACTGCTACCCAGCTTTGAGGAACAATTTGTGTTCGAGGTGGACGAATACCGCCGCGAGATACTTGACAAACTACCCTCAAAGAAAATAGAACTTGAGCGCATGGCTGCTGCTGATGCTGCCGAGGCTGCCCAACTCAAGGCCGAAATGGCGAAGCGTGAGGCCGAGGAAGCTGCACGAAAGGAACAGGAGCGACAGCGAGCAGAAGCCGAGGCCAAGCAAAAAGCCGAACTCGACAAGTCCAACGCTGAAATGGCAGGGCTTTTCGGCATGGCAAAAGCCGAACAGGTCTACACTCCAAAAGCCAAGGTAAGCAAGAAAATCAAGGTTAACGACCCGTCCGCATTTCTCGGCATTGTTTCGCTGTGGTGGCAGCGCGAGGGTTGCACCCTGTCCGTCGAAGAACTTGCCAAGATTTTCAAAAAGCAAGTTACTTTCTGCGAGAAGCTCGCGAGCAAAGAAAGCGTATTCGTAGAAAATGCCGGCCTCGAATATTACGACGACGTAAAGGCACAGTGATATGAACCACAACCCCGATGAATACTACAATCGTAGCGAGGTTTCCAACTCTGACCTTACCGAACTGAAAAACATTCTCCACCCCCGTATCCAATTCGGGAATAAAGAGGCTGCTTTCCGTTTCGGCAATCTCGTCGACGCTATTATCACCGAACCGTCACGCGTTAACTACTACCGCCTGACTGTCGATGATGTTCAGTATAACGAGGACGAGTTTCGCCACGCTCGCGAAATGCACAAGGCTTTGCGCATGGAAGCTCGTCGGGACCCGTTTCTCGCAAAGGTGTTGGCAGAATCCGACACTCAATGCTTCATGGTAAATCATGACCAGCAATTTGAGTATGGCGACTTCCCCTTCACTCTCGATACTCGCTGTAAGTGGGATTGGTGGTTGAAAATGTTTCACTTCGGTGGAGACCTCAAAACCACCTTTGCCGCTTCACAGGCCGAATTTGATGAGGCCGTTGATTATTTCGACTGGGATCGCTCCCGTGCATGGTACATGGACATCGCACGGTCAAACCGCGATTTTATCTATGCTATCAGCAAAAAGAACTGCCGGATATTCAAAAAATTCATCGAGCGAGGCGATGAGATATACAATCGTGGCCGCGAGAAATACGAGGAGCTTGCATTTCAGTATTGGTGCTTCAATCTCTATTGACTATGCGAAAGTATATTGAATTTGACATCATGCTCGGCGACAAGTTTGTCCATACCATGCGTGTGTCAACCTTGTTGGCCGACAGTATAGACGCTTTCGGTGTGCCTGTTTTCTCTCTTTCAAAGATTAAACGGCACGTCGAGAGCCGTCTGCCAACGCTCAAAGGAAAGGATTATCGACTATGCCCGAACTAAAACATAATCTCCGTGTCGAGCCTTACCCCTATCAGCGCGACGGTATTCTTTTCGGTTTGCAAAAAAAGCGATTGATAATCGGCGACGAGCCGGGGCTTGGAAAGACCTTGCAGAGCATAGGTATTGCCGACTGCGCCAATGCCTACCCCTGTTTGGTTATCTGCCCTGCCTCGTTGAAGATAAATTGGCAACGCGAGTTTGAAAAGTTTACCGATAAGAAAGCGTTAGTCCTTGATAATTCCACAAGAACGACGTGGCCATACCTGCTTCAAATGGGAATGTATCAGGTTGCCATTGTCAACTACGAGAGCCTACGCAAATACTTCGTGTGGGATATTAAGGCCAACGGCACATTCCGATTGAAAGATGTTGTTTTCTGCCCTGATATAAAACGCTTCCGCTCCGTTATCATCGACGAGAGCCACCGCGTCAAAGACCCCGGCGCACAGCAAACAATATTCACAAAAGGCATAACCACCGGCAAACCGTATATCGTGCTGCTCTCCGGAACTCCTGTCGTCAACCGTCCGCACGACCTCGTTGCGCAGCTCTCGATTATGGAGCGGCTGACGGAGTTTGGCGGTCGTGGCAAGTTCCTGACCGACTACGGCGATAAAGACAGTGACCTCTCGGAATTATCGCGTCAACTCTACGACAAGTGCATGATACGCCGCGAAAAGAAAACGGTATTGACCGACTTGCCCGACAAGACACGCGTCGATCTATACGTTGACATCAGCAACCGCGAGGAATACGACGTTGCAGAGAACGATCTGCGCCGCTATCTCGAAGAATACACCGAGTGTACCGACGTGGAGATACGCCGCAAAATGCGTATGAAAGCGTTGGTAAAGTTCATGACTCTGCGCTCCTTGTCCGCCAAAGGCAAAGTTAAACAGGCCGTGGACTTCATCAAGACACATCTTGCCAACGACAAGCCACTGGTTGTCTTCTGCTCCTATCACGATATTGTGGACGCTCTCAAAAAACAATTTCCAAAAGCCGTCACTATTACAGGCCGTGAAAGCCTTGTCGAGAAACAGGCGGCTGTGGATAGCTTTCAGGGCGGACACTCCAAACTCGCTATCTGTTCTATCAAGGCCGCAGGTGTCGGCTTGACCCTGACGGCCTCGTCTTCCGTGGCTTTTGTGGAATTTCCGTGGACTTATGCCGACTGCTGTCAGTGCGAGGACCGCTGTCACCGCATAGGCCAAAAAGAGAACGTGACGTGTTATTACTTGCTCGGTGAGCATACTATCGACCATAAACTCTACCGGATTATCCACGATAAAAAGTCAATCGCCAATCAGATATTAGGCACTGACGACGACGTACCAACCGACCAACTGTATTTCGATGAGTTGGTAAACATGTTCATGGACTATGGTTGAAATTAGCAATGCAGATATTGAACGTATCCTGACATGCCTTGATATTGCTATCGAGCAATACAAGTCCAAGAAAGGACTGCGTAATAGCACACACGCATGGGCTATCAATCAGCTTAAAGAAAAGATAAACCGTAAACTTAAAAAACAACAATCAGAAAAATGACAAAGCAAGACATCATCGACCACTTGACTAACAACTGTGGCCTTCATCGTTCATCGGCCATTCGTGCCGTCGAGGGCGTTATCAGCACAATATCCGACTCTCTCGCTCGTGGCGAGGCGGTAACACTCCGTGGGTTTGCCACAATCAAACCTGTTGTAAAGGCCGAGAAGATTGGCCGCGACATCGGTGCTGACAAACCTATGGTTATACCGGCCCACCGCTCCGCCAAACTCGTGCTTTCCAAAGAACTCAAAGACAAACTTAATTCCAAGGCATAACTATGGCACTGTGGTTTGAATGTAAAGTACGCTTCGACAAGATGATGGAGAACGGCTCCGTAAAAAAAGTAACCGAATCTTACCTTGTCGATGCCCTCAGCTTCACCGAGGCAGAAGCACGCATAATCGAAGAGTGCAAGCCCTACATCAGCGGCGATTTCAGCATACCAGCGATTAAGAAAACCAATATCGCGGAGATTTTCTTCAACAACTGCGCCGATAAATGGTGGTCTGTCAAGTATAACATCATCACTGTTGATGAAAAGTCGGCAAAGGAACGCCGGACGGCTGTTTATGTCATGGTACAGGCCGACAGCCAACAGGAAGCTACCGACACTTTCAACAAAGGCATGAAGGGAACTATGGCCGACTTCGAGATCGAAAAGGTTGCCGAGACAAAAATCATAGATATTTATCCGGCAAAGCTGTCTTCAACAAATGGAACGGGAAAAGCTGACGGTTGAACAATTCCGTGCTCTCGCAGAGAAACAAAAATCAGGAACCGGCAAGAAGAAAAGCAAGTATCATGCTGAAAAGTGCAACGGCTACGACTCAAAGAAAGAGTATTACCGCGCACAACAGTTGAAGCTGCTGCTCAAAGCCGGCCTGATTTCTGACTTACGCGAACAGGTGGTTTATCTCCTTATCCCCTCGCAGATCAACTGCGAGGGGATAGAGGAAAAGCCTGTACGGTATAAGGCTGACTTCGTGTATATCGACAATGCCACCGGGCAAACCGTAGTCGAGGACACAAAAGGCTTTCACACTCCCGAATACATCATCAAACGTAAGTTGATGTTGTTGGTGCATGGTATCACAATAAAAGAGATTTAGTTATGGCACGTCCAATAAAGCATGGTCTTGATTACTTTCCGTTTGATGTTGACTTCTTTTCCGATGAAAAGTTGTATGCCATAAGCGGCGAGTTTGGTATCAAAGGCGAGATTACGACAATCAAGCTGCTCTGTGCGGTATATCGCAACGGTTACTACATAGAGTGGACTGAAATGTTGAAATTCAAACTGCTCAAAGAGTTGCCGGGCGTCTCTGCTGACTTGCTCGACCAGATTATAAAACGCTTGGTTAAGTGGGATTTCTTCAATAAGGACCTGTTTGATTCGGCTTCCATATTGACGAGCAAAGGTATTCAACGCAGATACCAAGCTATCAGCACGAAAATGCACCGCAAAAATGCTATTACGGAGTATTGTCTACTCGATAACCCAGTACCTGCTCCGGCGAAGCAAACTCCACCGTCCCCGCCCTCTCCCAAAGCTCCGAAAGTCGTCACTCAACCTGCGCCGCCGGTGGCCGACGCTCCCGCGCCTGTATTCAAGCAAAAGAGCGCGCCTGTTCCGCTCGACGACTCCATCGCTGCTATGCTGTCCGACACAATATGGAGCGAGCCGGTCTGCATGAGATATAACCTAACTTCAGAACAATTCAAGCATAAGGTCGCAAACTTCAAGCTCCACTGTCTGTCACGAGAAAAGCGTGAGCATGACGATGTGACCGACGCAAAACGGCATTTCTGCAACCTGCTATCGCAAGGCAAGCTCAACGACGTTTCTGCAACTATCGCCGACAACTCGCCGACTGACTACACCTATTCAGGCGGCTTCGGCAGTAAAGACATTTAACAATGGCATATCCACAAACTCTAATTACCGAACTTGCCAAATACGGCAAGAAGCCGACAGGTAACCTCGAATGGGATCAGGCGATGTTGCACACGCTGCGTTGCCGCGACAGTAAGAAAGAAGCCCCGTGGCATGAAATAGACAAGCTCGTCATCTTGTCACAAAAAGAAAACGAGAAAGCGAGGCTTGAAGCTAACAATCTCGCCGACCAGAACATCTACAACGCACACGCGAATTTCCTTATCTACGTCGCCAATGAGATTGTCCTGAAGCCTCAAAACCGACGCTTCGAGATAGACGAGCACAACAAAGATGTGATACGCTTTCTGTTGCTTTATTTCAACGGTTGCCCACTTGCTGAAGAAGTCTTCCCCGACCGTGGCTATAAGCTGCATAAGAACATTATGCTTCAAGGAAAGAAAGGCACAGGCAAAACGCTGATGATGCAAATTTTCAGTGAGTATCTAAAGCGCACGAAAAATCCTCGATACTTCCTGAATGTGTCTGTCACGCAAATGGTCAATCACTTTTCGTTGCATAACAATATCGACCTCTACACATACAACGAGGAAGGCTCGACCGGGTTTCAGATTAAGCCCATACATCTATGTCTCAACGATATTGGAGTGGAAAACCGACCATTCTACGGCATAGATACGCTTACGATTGTTTCCGACTTCCTGCACGCTCGTAATGAACTGTGGACTATGGCTATATCGGACCGCAAGTTCGCCCACCTTACGACTAACCTCGACAACGCCAAACTGACGGCCATGTTCAACGCCAAAGACGCTTATGGCCGTTTGGTAGATCGCTTCAAAACTTATAACGTCATACCTCTAACCGGCGAGTCTCGCCGATAAACCAACATTAAATTTTGGCTAATAAGATGAATAAATCTGTAATGGACAATCCTGCCTATAAAAAGGCATTGGAAGAAGTTGAAAAGGCAATTGAGCCACTCCCGTCCGGCGAAGCACTTTCGCTCCTAACCTCGGCACTTGCCACACATATCACCAATAGCTGCTAAAAAGGCATTGGAAGAAGTTGAAAAGGCAATTGAGCCACTCCCGTCCGGC